GGTTCTGGTGCGGCCCGACCTCAAAAGTTCACGAAGAACGGATAGATGGCTATTGACCGCCCTTTGGCTACGCCAGACACGATTTTCTCTCAGGGAGTCGGTGACGAACCAGACTTAGAGATAGAAATCGTAAACCCCGACTCTGTCTCTATTGAAACAGAAGATGGCGGGATGTTGATAGATTTTGACCCCGACATGGGGCCAATGGGCGCAGAGATACACGATGCAAATCTTGCAGAGTTTATTGATGAGGGTGAGTTATACGGGATCGCATCCGATCTAATCGGATCGTTTAAGTCCGATAAAGAAAGCCGTGCAGACTGGGAGCGTACCTACGTTGAGGGCTTAGATCTTCTAGGGCTAAAGCACGAAGACAGAACCACGCCGTGGGACGGTGCTTGTGGTGTGTTCCATCCTCTGCTCACAGAGTCGGTGATTAAGTTTCAGTCACAGGCGATACAGGAATTATTCCCTGCTAGTGGGCCGGTAAAGACTTCTGTGGTTGGCACAATCACTACCGAGAAAGAAAACCAAGCAAACCGTGTTCAAGACTATCTGAACTATCTGCTTACTGAGAAGATGACAGAGTATCGTTCAGAGACTGAACGTATGTTGTTCTCTCTACCGTTAGGCGGTTCTGCTTTTCGCAAGGTCTACTACGATCCCAACATGGGACGCCCTTGCAGTATGTTCGTGCCGGCAGAAGATTTTGTGGTCAGCTATGGCGCATCTGATTTATCGACGTGTGAGCGATACACCCATGTGATGAAGCGCAGCGCAAATGAAATCCGTAAGCTTCAAGTGGCAGGATTTTATCTAGATGTGGAGTTGCCTGCCCCATCGCCTGACTACGATGAGATCGAAAAGAAATATAACGAGTTGACGGGTGACTCTGCCAACTACGATATGGACTATCGGCACACCATCCTTGAGATGCACGTCGATTTAGACCTGCCAGGGTTTGAAGATACAGAGAAAGGTGAGCCTACCGGCATCATGTTGCCGTATGTGGTTTCCATAGATCAGTCATCGCGCACCATTTTGTCGATCAGACGCAACTGGTACGAGAGTGATGAGCGTAAATTGAAGCGCGATCACTACGTTCACTACCAGTATATGCCAGGACTAGGGTTCTATGGCTTCGGTTTGATCCACATGATCGGTGGATTAGCTAAATCTGCCACCTCTTTGCTGCGACAACTGGTCGATGCAGGCACTTTGGCGAACCTTCCGGGTGGTTTGAAGGCTAGAGGACTGCGAATCAAGGGTGATGACACCCCGATTATGCCTGGTGAGTTCCGAGATGTGGACGTTCCGGGCGGAACGATCAAAGAAAACATCAGTTTCTTGCCCTACAAAGAGCCAAGCACGGTTTTATACCAGCTTATGGGCGACATTGTGGAGGAGGGACGGCGTTTTGCCTCTGCTGCTGACGTAAAAGCGGCGGATATGAACGCAGAAGCGCCGGTTGGCACTACATTAGCGATCTTAGAACGATCTATGAAGGTGATGAGTGCTGTTCAAGCGCGACTACATGCCTCTATGCGTAGTGAATTACGGCTGTTATCCAATGTTGTGCGTGATTTTGGGCCACAAGCGTACCCATACGACGAAGATAAGGAGCCATTGGTGGCTGCTGACTTCGATGACAGGGTAGATATCATTCCAGTCAGTGATCCTAACGCTGGAACGATGGCTCAGCGCATTATGCAGTACCAAGCGGCACTGCAACTGGCCCAACAAGCGCCAGAAATGTACGACATGCCGTTATTGCACCGGCAAATGCTAGAAATCCTGAACATTCGGGACGCAGACAAGATTGTGCCGACTGATGATGACCAACAGCCGACTGATCCGATCACCGAAAACATGAATATCATCAATGGTAAGCCAGTCAAGGCGTTTGCTTACCAAGATCACGAAGCACACATACAGGCGCACAAGTCTTTGGCAGAAGATCCCACCGTATTGGAGATCATGTCGAAGACGCCCAACGCAAAAAAGGCGATGGCAGAGCTTGCCGCCCATGTCCAAGAACATTTGGCGTTCCAGTACAGAGCGCAGATCGAGAAAGAGCTTGGTTTCGAGTTGCCGCCGCCTAGTGAGCCGTTGCCAGAGGATATCGAGTTCAGAATCTCTAGGCTTGCAGGCCAAGCAGCAGAACAGCTAAAGGGTGTGAACCAGCAAAAGGCACAAGCCGAAAGGGGACAACAACAGGCGCAAGATCCAGTAATCCAAATGCAGCAAAAAGAGTTGCAGATCAAAGAGATGGAAGCTCAAACCAGGGCGCAGTCCGAGATTGGAAGATTGCAGCTTGATGCCCAGAAGGCCGCAGCGAGAGCAGACTTGGATCAGCAACGACTCGATCAGCAGGCCGATATTGAGCAAGCTCGACTTGGCATAAAAATTGCGGATAGGGAATCCAAGGATCAGATCGAAGGATTAAAAGCTGGCATTGAGATCGCAAAAGAAGTATTAGATGACTAATGGTGATAACGTCTTTGATTACTTGAAGGACGTAATACGAAAGCAAATGAACGAATACGCAGACCACATTAGTGGTGGAGCGTGTAAAGATTACAGCGAATACACTAAAGCATGTGGTGTGATCGAAGGTTTGGCTCTAGCGGAGCGTGAGATACTGGATCTCAAGTCTCGTTACGAGCAAGAGTGATTTGCCGCGATTGCGGTATTAGCGACTCTGGACGCTTTTTTCCAGTGCATAGGAACTAACTAATGTCAGAAGCATTAGCAAAAGGTGATGTAGGGGCGGTAGACGTTTCGATAGACGCAACGAACGAGGATGAAGAGACTCGCAAGGCTGCACAGTTGCCTGACCCTAGAGGCTATAAACTGTTAATCGCTCTACCAGAGCCGGATGAAATGACAGAGGGTGGCATACTCAAAGCCGCCAAAACTCTGCATGACGAAGAGGTAGGGTCTATTGTCGGCATGGTTATCAAGCTTGGAGCCGATGCTTACAATAATCCTAGCCGATTCCCGTCCGGGCCTCTGTGTAAAGAGGGCGATTTTATCCTGATGAGATCTTACTCCGGCACCCGATTTAAGGTGCATGGCAAAGAGTTTCGATTGATCAATGACGATTCAGTGGAAGCCGTCGTAGAAGATCCAAGAGGGATATTGAAAGTATGAGTGAAGCACAACTCGACTCCGACCAGGAGCAAGCACATACCGCTGAAGAGAAGTTCTTCGGCATCAAGACCCAGATCGGTAAAAAGGCTGAAACCTTAACCGATGATAGTGGTCAGTATGAGTTAGAAATCATCGATGATCGTCCAGAAGAAGACCGCAGGCCACCGAAAACGGCACAGTCTTCAGAGGATATTGATGATGATGAGCTTTCGGGTTACAGCGAAAAGGTTCAAAAGCGAATCAACAAGCTGCGCTACGAACAGCACGAAGAACGCAGGAAGCGTGAAGCTGCTGAGAAGATGCGCGAAGAGGCTGTACTATTTGCTGAACAGCTTAACCGCAAGAATCAAGAGAATGAGGCGCTCATCAATCGAGGTGAAGCGGCACTTGTTTCTCAGATTAAGCAACGTGCAGAGCTTGCTTTGCAGGAAGCTAGGAACAGCTACAAGAAAGCTTACGAAGAAGGTGATACCGATAATGTTGTTGGTGCTCAAGAGCGATTGATGCGAGCACAGGCAGAGTTGTCTGAGGCGGAAAGATACGAGAACAATCTCGCATCACAGCAGGCGCAACGCGAACAATACGAACAGCAGGGTTATCAGCAACAAATTGCTGAACAAGCTGTTCAGAATGTGCAACAGCAGGCGGCACCGCCGGTAGCACCAGAGGCCCAGGATTGGGCCGCAAAGAATAGTTGGTTCATGCAAGATGGCTACGAAGAGATGACTAGCCTGGCGTATGGAACCCATGCCGCACTGATTAAGCGTGGCATACAGCCTAACAGCCAAGAGTACTTTCGACAGATAGACACTCGGCTGAGACAGGCTTTCCCAGACCATGATTGGCAGGATGAAGGCGAACTAGATGGGCCTGACGCGACCGTGACTGCCAGTCAACCCTCGACGGTGGTGGCACCCTCCGCAAGGAGCAACGGTGCTAAACCGCGCAAAATACGGCTAAGGTCTACCCAACTCTCCCTCGCTAAGAGGTTGGGTTTAACCCCTGAACAGTACGCGAGACAACTTGAAAAGGAGGCTCGGTAATGTCTGAAGAGCGCACACCAAGAAACGTCACTACTCGAACAGTAGAGGAACGACCAACTGACAGCTGGAAGCCTGCTTCCATCTTGCCTGATCCAGAGCCACAAGATGGCTATGTGTTTAGGTGGGTGAAGACATCGCTACTGGGTCAGTCCGACAACACGCATGTGTCTAAAATGTTCAGAGAAGGATGGTCGCCCGTCAGGGCTGAAGACCACCCCGAACTGATGTTGCAGTCTGATATAGGCTCGCAGTTTGAAGGCAACATCGAAGTTGGTGGACTGTTGTTGTGTAAAGCGCCAGAGGAAACAATGTTTGCTAGAACGCGACATTTCCAAAGCGTAGCAGAGAATCAGATGTCATCGGTTGATAATAACTTTATGAAAGAGAGTGACCCTAGAATGCCTATGCTCAATCCAGAGCGTAGCACTAGGACTACTTTTGGAAGCAGCTAACCTTTAGCATGGGTTAGCTATTATTAACTAGGAGGCCATTATGGCTACTACTGCTACCCCTATGGGTGCTGAACCAGTTGATACTTTAAGTGCGAGCGGCTCTTTCACAGGGAAAGTTCGTCACATTAAGATCGCAAGTGGTTACGCAACCGCTATTTTCTACGGTGATTTCGTTAAGTTAGTTGCGACTGGCACCGTTGAAAAAGCCGCTGTAACAACATCTGTTGCTGCTGGCACCGTTGGCATCTTTGTAGGCTGCGCTTACACCGATCCCAGCACTAACCAAAAGACATTCAACCAACAGTTCCCAGCGTCTACTGCCGCTGATGATATTGTTGCGTATGTTGTCGATGATCCTAAGCTGTTGTTCCGTATGCAGGGTGATGAAGCAATCGCTCAAACCGGCCTTGGAAACAACGTCTCAGCGGTAAGCACTGCTGGATCAACCTCAATCGGTCGAAGCAAGAACGCCTTAGACGGCGGTTCTATTGCTACGACTAATACACTACCACTGCGTGTCGTTGATTTCGTAGATGGCCCATCAAGCACCGTAGGTGATGCATTCAC